AGGCGATGCAGGTGATGTATCTGTGTCTGTTGACGACGACGAGCTGTTATAATGAACCATGCCCTTATCGATGCAGATATTCTGAACTATCGCATTGGGTTTGCCTGCAACAATGAAACTGAAGGTGTCGCCATCAGAACGATGGCACACTTCTTAGAGGATATGTTGCTGGTCGATTTACCGAAAGTCCAGACATGGGAGCTTCATCTCACAGGGAAGAAGAACTTCCGTAATGACATTGCTGTCACTGTACCGTATAAGGGCAACCGTAAAGGCACTGATAAGCCTGTCCACTATCATCTGTTACGGGAATACCTTGTAGACGCTTGGTCGGCCACTGTGTCGGACGGTATCGAAGCAGATGATGCATTGGCAATCCGGGCGACAGAGCTAGGAGACACTAGCGTGATCGTGAGCCTTGATAAAGATCTCGATCAAGTCCCCGGATGGCATTATAATTTTACGAAGAAGGAGCTGTACCACATTGATCCTGTTGAGGGTCTGTTTAGATTCTATAAGCAGATGCTCACAGGTGACCGTGTGGATAATATTAAGGGTGTTAGAGGCATCGGTGAGGTTAAAGCCGAAAAGCTTTTAACTGACAAGAGCGAACAGGAGATGTGGGATATCTGCGTTGAACTGTTGGGTTATGATAGAGCTGTTGAGAACGGACATTTGTTGTACATGTTGAGAAAGAATGATGACGTATTTCAACCGCCGCAACTTTGTTGCGAAACACAATGACAGGTTCAACAAACCGAAAGTCTTCAAAGACCGTAAAAAAGCCTACAAGAAAGGCGAACGCAGGCATAAAAACTCAGTCTGCGAAGGCGAAAGGTCGTAGGTTGCAACAGACTGTTAGAGACTCGATACTCAACGCTTTCCCTAATTTAGAGACTGATGATGTACGTAGTACCTCTATGGGGGCTGGAGGAGAGGATGTCCAGTTATCACCGGCGGCAAGGAAGCTGTTTCCCTACACTGTTGAATGTAAGAATTTAGCAAAGATTGCAGTCTATAATTATTATGTCCAAGCAACCGGACACAATGACTACGAACCTCTTGTAGTTATCAAGCAAGACAGATCAAAGCCATTGGCTGTCGTAGATTTAGAACACTTTATGGAGCTTGTAAAGAAATGATTGATTTGCATGAGATGGCTAAGGAGTTTGATTGTAACTTTGCTAGAGATCATCAAGTTGCTGGCGAGCATTACACATCGAAGTCAATACAACCTTGGGACTTTATGCAGGCTGTGATGTCTGAAGAACAGTTCGAAGGCTACATTCGTGGTAACATTATCAAATACATAGCCCGATATCCTGATAAGGGTGGTAAGATCGATGTTGAAAAAGCCCGTCATTATATTGACAAACTGCTTGAGTTACTGTAGAATGGACGGTTCCGCTTTATGCTGACGATTGAAGAACTGAAAGAAAAACTGATGCAGGTTGAAGAGGTCACTCTGATAGAACTTCTTGATCTAAAGTCAGAAGACATCGTCAACCGTTGCGGTGACTTAATTGAAGAACAATACGAAACTCTGGAGAGCCAATTCGATGACAACACATCTTGGGATAACGATTGATTATGAAAGAGACCTTAGACTCAGTGATCAAGCAATTAAACTCATGCAGGACTACTATATGCTTGAGCATGAAAACAGTCCTCAGCAAGCCTTTGCACGTGCTTCAGTGGCTTACTGCGATGGTGACCTCGACTTTGCACAGCGTATTTATGACTATGCTTCGAAAGGTTGGTTTATGTTTGCGTCACCTGTGTTGTCAAACGCACCTGAACATGGCAGAAACAATTGGGGCTTGCCTATTAGTTGTTTCCTTACTTACGTGGGGGACAATCTTAATAGCCTTATTGAGCATAATGGTGAAGTAGCATGGCTTTCCGTCAAAGGTGGAGGTGTCGGAGGGCATTGGGGTGATGTCCGGGGAATCAGCGATAAAGCTCCCGGTCCTATCCCATTTATGAAAGTGATAGACGCTCAGATGACTGCGTACAAACAGGGGAAGACACGGAAAGGAAGCTATGCCGCTTACTTAGATGTGAGTCACCCTGACATCGAAGAGTTTATTAGTTTTAAAGTACCGACTGGTGGAGACATCAATCGGAAATGTTTTAATTTGTTTAACGCTGTGAACATCACAGACAACTTTATGGAGTGTGTAATCAATGATACAGAATGGCAACTTACAGATCCAAATACAGGAATTGTCAGAGATACAATCAAAGCTCGCAAGCTTTGGCAACGAATACTTGAGGCTCGCTTCAGAACTGGCAGTCCTTACCTTAACTTTATCGACACAGCCAGACGAGGCTTACCAGAAGCTCAAAGAAAACTTGGATTGTCAATTAATGGCAGTAACCTCTGCAACGAAATCCATCTCGCAACAAGTGAAGAACGCACAGCAGTCTGTTGCCTCTCAAGCGTCAACCTCGAAAAATACGATGAGTGGCGAACAAGTGGCATGGTTGGCGACCTTATCCGATTCTTGGACAACGTGCTTCAATACTTTATTGACAACGCACCAGAAGAACTTGGAAAAGCTGTCTACTCAGCTTACAGAGAGCGTTCAGTCGGCCTCGGAGCAATGGGATTCCATGGGTATCTCCAAAGCAAAGGGATAGCTTGGGAGTCGTGGCAGGCGGCCAGTGAGAACTATGCAATCTTCAAAGAGATCAAAGAACAGTCTTTACAGGCCACCTACTCTCTCGCTATGGAGCGTTCTGAATGTCCTGACGGAGTGGGTCATGGTGTTAGAAATATGCATCTGTTGGCTATTGCTCCTAACGCTAATTCTAGTATCCTATGTGGGTGTTCTGCTAGCATTGAACCACGTATTAGCAACTGCTTTGTCCATCGTACTCGTGCCGGGAGTCATACTGTTCGCAATCCGTACTTGGAGGAACTTCTAGATGCCAAAGGACAGAACACCAAGAAGGTATGGCAAAGTATTCTTGAGAATGAAGGCTCTGTACAGCACTTGGAGTTCCTATCCGACGACGAGAAGGCTACATTTAAGACAGCATTTGAACTCGATCAGGGATGGGTTGTCGAACACGCCGCCAAAAGACAAGAGTTTATATGTCAGGGGCAGAGTGTTAACGTGTTCTTCCCATCGGGTACTGACAAGGCTATTGTCAATCAAGTACACCTCAAAGCGTGGAAGGAAGGGCTTAAAGGATTATATTATCTACGCACGACAGCAGGTGTTACTGCGGAGAAGGTTGGGACTAAAGTGGACCGCAACGCACTGAAAGACTTTGAAGACGATGAAGTCTGTGTGAGTTGTCAGGGATAACATAGTATTCCTATGCAAAGGAGAGAAGATGAAAGAAGAGATAAGCAATCTGATTAAAAGACTAGATATAATTAAGGACTCTGACCCCTTTAATAAACGACTACTTAATGATTGTTTTACGGTCTTACAAAAATCATACAGCGAGATAGAAAGACTGCAATACCACAACAATAACCTGATGAATGTCATATATCAGAATCAAACAGAACTGGAGAACTTAGATGCCCCTACTAGAGAGTAACACAGCATACAAGCCCTTTACCTACCCATGGGCTGTAAAGTATGCAACAGAACATGAGCGCATTCACTGGATAGAAGATGAACTGGAGTTACAGACAGATGTCAATCACTGGAAGTCGGGGGCATTATCGGAAAGCGAGAAGCACCACATCACCCAGATCCTGCGGTTATTTACGCAAACAGACGTGGCGGTTGGAACAAACTATCTTGAGTATTACATTCCCAAGTTCAAGAACAACGAAATCAGAGCCATGCTCACAGCCTTTGCTTCACGTGAGTTCATCCACCAACGAGCATACGCCCTTCTCAATGACACTCTTGGACTTCCTGAAGAGGAGTTTAGTACGTTCCTAGAATATCATCAAATGTCTGCAAAACTGGAGTTCATGTCCGGATTAGACGTACATTCTCATGCAGGCACAGCAATGGCTATCGCACGTTCTGTGCTGAATGAAGGGATGTCGTTGTTCTCAGCATTTGCAATGCTATTGAATTATCAACGCTTCGGTAAGATGCCGGGTATGTGTACTGTTGTTGAATGGTCAGTACGTGATGAGAGCCAACACGCTGAAGGGATGGCGAAGTTATTTAGGGAGTTCTGCGAAGAACATCCAAGAGTTGTGAATGATGACTTTAAGAAAGATATTTACGAAATGTTTAGAACTGCGGTCAAGCTGGAAGACAAAGTTATTGATCTTGCGTATGAGATGGGTGACTTGGAAGGTTTGTCGGCGGCAGATGTCAAGCAGTACATTCGCTACCTCGCAGACAGACGTTTACTCCAACTTGGTCTCAAGACGAACTGGAAGGTTAAGGAGAATCCTTTACCGTGGATGGAAGAGTTATTAGGTGGTAGTAGTATGAGTAATTTCTTTGAGAAGAGGGTTACAGACTACAACGCACATGGATTAGAAGGAGACGATTGGGGATGGTAGCGGCAAGGTTTCATCATGTATTCGGGCTGTCGATAGAGACGGTACAGAGCCAACCAGTGCTAGGTTGGAAACAAGATCAGGACATCGACGAGGCACAGGTATTCTTTTTTGATGGGTTTGTAATCAACATCCCCTTTGTTAAGATTATGATCGGGGATGTCTTTGAAGCATTTGAGTAGACTCTAACAGAATCTCTCCAGTGAGACCTTAGCCCCTATGCAGGGGCTTTTTTTTATTCGTTAGTTCCGCTGAACATGCCCTGCACAGCTTTGGTTGCATCTTCGATGCTTTGCTTAGCGTCTTCGTCACGACCGAAGTAGATCGATGGTAAGCTTGCAAAGGTCTGGATCTTACCTAATCTCACGATGTTCTTCAAGATACCCATCTCTGCCGGTGTCAGCGTAGCCGCATCGCCCTTCAGGATTTTAACCATGACCTTACGTGCTTTAGTGTTTGTTGCAAACTCTGCCGCCGCTTCTACCGGTAGTCTTCCACCTTTAGCGAGCATTGCAAGTTTTGTAGCCGCTTCAGACACGTAACGTGCTTTAGGGCCACCTAACGATCCACCAATCTCACTGCCTAGCTTCATTGTTTTATACAGATCAGTGGCAGACAGATCAGCCGGGTCAATACGCTTAAAGATACCCTCCATCATAGTGAACAGGCGGTCCATCTCTTCTAAACCTTGTGATGCACTGCTGTCACCAAACAACAGTTCATTCTCCAGCAGAGTTTCTTTTGCCTGCCGAAGCTTGATGATATCTAAGTTTCCTTCAGAGTCTGATAATTTACGCATCTCACGGTTAAACAGAGCCTGCTTAACTTCAGGCCATAAAGAAGGATGCTCTTGCTGAACCAGACTGGCGAAGATTCTAATCTTGTCAGGATCTGTGGCTGAGTATTCCAAGGCTTCAACAATCTCTGTTGGTGTACGTGCAGATGCATCAAACTTAAAGAACTCCATCAGCGGTCCGCTAGTTTCGTCCTCTAATGCGGCAAACCGGCCTGCAACACGATCTCGTACATCTTTCAGCTTCTTTGCATCGGGAACGTCTGCTTCAGCCATAGAGTCCAGACCACGCTTCATGATCCGTTGCATCTGTCCTGCGACAGTTTTAGCAACCCCAGGATCTAAGTCTGCAACACCCGGAATACGACCTGACCAAGCAATATCCCCTAACTCAGCTAAGATAGTCTGATATTCGCTAGGGCTTAACTGACGAAGTTTTCCTTTCTCACTGAGGATCTGCTCTCTGATCTTTAGGATAGTGTTTGCTGGGGCTTGGTTTACTCTGACCCGGAGACCATACTTATCAATTAGAGTGTCAATCTCTGGTAACAGAAATTCTAAGTCAAAACGGATTGATGGATCTAGCGAATCAAAGTCTGCCTTGTTAGCATCACGTAGCGCCTTCATACGCTTCTTAGACCAACCATTATAAATAGTTGCTAGTCTACGGCTGACTTCAGCAGGCTTCTTACGCCCTTCAGCGGCTCCAACAATCTTACGCATAGCGTCTTCGATCTGCTTCGCTTGTTTGATGTCAGCGTCTTTCCAAAGCTCGACGTTAGACCGTACACCGGGGCTAAGTTTCCGGGCATCAACACGACGACCTGCTTCTTCTAAACCTAGAACACGTTCAGCCTCCGCAAGCTTTGTTGTCCTGCGGCGTGGGTTTGTTTCTGCTAACGCCTGACGGTATAAGATCTGTCCACGTGTCTCTTCGATTCCGAAGTCTGTTAGAGACTGTTCAGCAAGTCTCTGTGCGTCAGAGTCAAGTGCATCTATACGGGTTTCTTTAAAACCTTTCCGGGATGCACCGGGAAGACTAGGTGTGAGAGGAAGTTCAGGAGAGGCTCCAATTGCCATACCTAACACTGGATTGACTTCAGCACCGAAACCTGCGGCAGAACCCTGTGCAGTACGCATAGCTAAGTTACGTAGACCGCCTCCACCAAACATAGGCAATGATTCGATACCGTAGTACATCGCCTTCTCTGCGGTACTGGCATCTTCTCTAAGCTCTGTAGGTAGGCCTGTGTAGCCACTCATAAATTCGCCAGCTTCTTGGTATGTAGGGAAGCCTGTACCGGCAAGAACATCAAAGTCTACATCTTCCCCTGTCGCATATTCATACCCAGCTTCAGCTAGACGTGGTATTTCACGTGGGGTAGATACTAAGCCTGCAACACCACTTTGTAATGCCTGCAATCCGGTAATCGCTGGTCGGGTGTCAACATACTTACTGACATCTAACATACCTCCACGACCAAAAGGGCTTTTAGAAATATACTGCCCAGCGTCATCGAGGATCTCTTTAGCCGCTGATGCAAAGACATCAGTGATACTAGAAGATTTTATGGTTGCTTGCTCTACAGCTTTCTTACGCTTCTTTTCACGGTTGCGATCAGAAGGTGACTGTATGCTTTTAAGATATTGATCTAGCTCTGCCTGTGTAATTGCCATATTACCGTCCTAACTCTCGCATAACTTCTTGTAGCACTACTTCTTCAATAGGTTGTAAGCCTTCCGCTGTTCTAGCTTTTGCCACTAAAAAGTTACGAACTCTTACAAGTTTAGCTTGTCTAGGCATATTCGCCACTTGTGCGTTAGAGCTAAAATCAAACCCAAGAAAGCTAGCATCCACGCCCGGAAGACTTTGTGCCGCTATTACATCAATCATCGTATTCACACGCTCTGCTTCAGCTTTTGTAGCCGTATTCCTAGCGTTTGCTATACGACTAATTTGATCTGCAACAGCAGCTCTCTCAGACGGTGATAAATCAGACGCTCCTTGTAGTAAGGCCTGTAACTCCTGTATTTGTCTTCCCATGCCCTCAGAAGTTTCCGCAGGCTGACGTAATGACGATGGTAGAATATCTTGAGACACTTCAGTCTGTGGGGCTACCCTAGCCATCGGGGGTTCTTCACCAGTAGGCCTAGTTTCTAAAGTTTCACCGGGCGTCACCGCAGGTGCTTGGGAGGCTTGGTCACGTTGGTCACGCACAGCCTGTAGATTGTCCGAATCCTGTTGAGTGACAAGGCTTTGATCGATAGCTGTTAGAGCCTGTTCAGCAGTCTCTACTTGAGAGGTTTTCTTTGCAGTATCATCTCCCTGATGCTTCGACTCAACTCTAAAGCTCCTGTCAATTGTCGGATCAATTTTACCGGGTTCTGTCGATCCT